GTTGCTAACTACATCAACCCGATTAAAGAGGCAGCGGAAGAACTGCAGAAGAAACATTATGAACCAGTATGAGGCACAAGCACTACTAATCTATCGAGATGGGGAACCACCTGATGGTTGGGTAGCAGTGACAGAACAGTCACAGTCGTATACCAGTAATGTGCATACGAACGAGGCAGAGACTACTGTTGTCTACAAAGCTGATAACGATCAGTACTTTCGAGTGGTAGAACGATGTGCTATTGGACGACCAGATATCAAGTCTGATCCTGAAGTAACCGAAGTTTACCCGGTACCTATTGTGACACACATCGAATATCAAGAGGTGGAATATGCAAGTCAACTTTGATCTGGCACTGGTGGATGCTGACAGTATCATCTATCAGGTAGCTCATACGAATAGCTCATCTCTCCTTGCCTGTAAAGCATATGATGACTACATTAGTAACCTGATCAAACACACTGAGGCACCAGGAGCATTTGTGTTTATCAAGGGAGATAATAACTTCAGGCAGCAGTACGAACAGTACAAGGCTAACCGAGTACCACACATTGATCCTGTGGTACAGAAGCGCGTGGAAGACGTGTATGAGCACGCACGAGAGTACTGTGTGGAGTCCGATGATGGAGAAGCTGATGACTATGTTTGCTTCCACGCAAATATTGCCATGCAAGAAGGTCAATCTGCTATCATCGTTCACATCGATAAGGATCTTAACTGTATTCCGGGATGGCACTACAACTTCCGTAAAGGAACAAGCTATAGTGTATCACTACGAGAAGCATATGAGTTCCAGATCATGCAGCTGTTGCAAGGTGATGCCACAGATAACATCAAAGGTATCAAGGGTGTAGGACCAAAGACAGCAGAGAAGATCATTGCAGGTGTTGAACCTGAAAGTCTATGGGATCTGTTAGAGCATACATGGGCTTCTAAGATGGGTCGCCACTGGAAGAACTTGTTCGTTGATTGTGCTAACATGATCTACCTACGGGAAGCTCAGGCTGATCTGCGTAAGTTAGATTATGATGAATTGAAAGAAAGGTTATCATGGAAGATTCCACCGGACACTGGATTGCACTCAGTCCAAGACCCGAAGGTGCCTTTGGATTCGTTTACGCCGTCTTCGGACCCACCGAAAGAAACTACATCGGAAGAAAGCAGGTAATAAGTGTATCCAGAAAATCAACACCCGGATCGAAGCGACGAAAGGTTACTCGCAGCGAAAGTGACTGGAGATCTTATCAGTCCTCCTGTAGAGAACTCCTTGATGATATTAAGTTGTACGGACTTGGAGCATTTACTTTTGTTATATACAAATGGTGTTCCGGTCCAGGAGATCTCACTTATAGCGAAGTCCAAGAGCAATGGGCACATGAGGTTCTTAGCCGAGATGAGACGCCTTATGGGGAACGTAAATGGTACAACGGCAATATCGGAGCCGTCAAATTTCTTAAGCCAAAAACGTGAATGGGATTGGAGGGAACATGGGTAGAAAGGATCGGTCGCAACCTAAGCCAGAGATTCTGGAAGAGTATATCAAGATCAAAGAGGAGTACAAAGAGGGATACGACCGAAAGAAGAATTCACAGATCAACGCCAAACAGCGTCGAGAATTTATCAGGGAACTTAAAGAGAAAAGGGAATGGGAATGACGTTACACTTTGCTACACTTATTTTTGTTATACTCAAAGCAGTTGAGTTGATTACTTGGTCTTGGTGGTTGGTCTTCCTACCATCTATTATCTCTTTTGGTATTACAGCTTTATTCCTAACAGGAGTAGCAGCCCTTATTCTTTCAAAGGATTAATATGCAACCAGTTCGTTTGATCGGTGTACCTGATACATACACCAACTGTAAGGCAGTATACGTTAACCCTGGATATATTAGTAGTGTTGAGATCCGAGATAAAGATCTAGTACACATCCATATGAACTCTGGAAAGGTAATCTTTACCAATATTGAAGGTCTGAGGTCACTAGAAAAGGGTGATGATGAGTCAATGGTATCACACAGCTTGTCCTAAATGTGGTTCGTCCGATGCACTATCCTACAAGGATGGTGATAAGTGGGCATTTTGTTTTAGCTGTAACCGTAACAGCCCGTTAGACCCCAACGCGAAACGCGTTACCAAAGAGAATTACGATATGCATACTTTAGAGGAGATTGAAGCCTATGACGTACGAGGATTTCAAGAACGCGACATCAAAAAGGTTGTCGCAAAGCATTTTGGAGTTAAAGTCTCTTATGCTGAGGACGGCACTATCAGCAGTCATTTCTATCCGTATACGAAGAATGGTGTGGTTGTCGCGTACAAAGAAAGAAAACTACCCAAACAGTTTTCTATTCACGGAGACTTCAAGGGTGTCCAACTATTTGGGCAGAACGTTGCAAGCGGAGGAAAACGAATTATCGTTACTGAAGGGGAACTCGACTGCCTTGCTGTAGCTCAGGCTCAGTACGATAAGTACGGTAAGTTCTATCCTTCAGTCTCTCTGACATCTGCATCCGGTGTTAAGCAGCTGATTGATCATCGTGAATGGTTACGTTCATACGATGAGATCATCCTGATGCTTGACAACGATGAGCCGGGTAAGAAGGCAACCCAAGAGGCAGCTAAGATCTTGGGTTACGATAAGGTTAAGGTGTGTGATCTCCCGGTTAAAGATGCCTGTGAGATGCTCATCACCGAGGGTTCAGAAGCACTGATGAAGGCTATTTGGGATGCCAAACCAATTAGTCCGGCGAGTGTAGTCAAGGGTGAGGATGTATGGAAACAGTACCAACGTCGTAAGAGCACCACCTCACTACCTTATCCACCATGCCTTGATGGTCTTAATGAGAAGCTCATGGGTATGCGTATGGGTGAGATCGTTCTGTTCACATCAGGTACAGGCTCAGGTAAGAGTACGGTCATTAAAGAGATTGTATTCCAGATCCTGGAGAAGACAACTGAGATGGTTGGTATGGTGTCACTTGAGGAATCAGTTGGTGACACAGCACAGAAGTTCATTGGGATGCAGCTCAAGAAGAATCTTACCCACGACGAGGTAAGTGATGAAGAGCAATATAAAGCATTCGAGAAGGTGTTTGCTGATGAACGACTGGTTCTGCTCGACCATCAAGGATCAGTCAGTGATGAGTCCCTTGTGGATAAGCTGGAACACCTTGCACTGATGGGGTGTAAGTACATCATGCTGGATCACATCACGATCGCAGTATCAGATGGTCATGATGGCAAGACAGGTAATGAGGCAATAGATGCATTCATGAGTGATCTGCTTAAAATTGTCAAGAAGCATGACATCTGGTTAGGTATTGTCTCTCATCTGCGTAAGGGAGACAAGAAGGTATTTGAAGAGGGTGTCATCCCATCTATTGATGACATTAAGGGATCAGGCTCAATCAAGCAGATCTCCTTTGACATCATTGCATTTGCAAGGGATATGATTGCAGATACAATGTCAGAACGTAACACGATTCACCTGCGGGTTTTGAAGAGTCGTTTTACAGGGTTGACAGGAAACTGTGGAAATACATGTTATAATCCTGAAACTGGCAGGCTTTATCTGCCCAACGCAACCGACTTCGACTAAGGAAATTATGAATCCACTAGACTATCTCACATCACGAGTTGAGAAAGTTGTTGTAGACAGTGACAAGATCTTTAACGAGGGAGCGAGGCTACTGGCCCACTACCCTACCTGGGAGTATGAGATTGAACGATTTATTAATGAAGCTTGGGACGTACTTTTACGCTACTGCATCCGTAACAAACACAGTAAGCATACTGCCACAGTCAAACTTACCTTTGCTAGTGACCTTATTGGCAAACGGTTGGCTAGGAGCATCGGTGTTGATGAGCACAATATTAAATATACTCTGGCACTCGGAGATATTCTCCTCGAAACGTTCTTACAGGACGGTTTAATTGATATCTTCCGCGAGTACGTTGGGTTCAAAGCTCCCTATATGGTACGGATCGTTAATCAGACATGTGATATTAAGCCCACGCTTATTGGAACCGTCTTTGAACCTCCTTTACCCATCACCGGACTTATCTCGGACGTTACTAAGGAACCCTTCATTAAGGGATGGACTAACTCTGGACTTTTCCACGGATACCTTGGATCGTCTTTCGTTCGGTCCCTGGAAACGCTCAGGCAGCAACCGTGGGCGTTGAACAATCCACTGCTGTCTGCACTTAAACTGTCCCCACCACAGGAAGTTCTGGAGTTGGTTGACGCGGATGGAGAGATCTTCAAATGGAACATCCATCAAGAGAACCTGAAGCTACCAAAGGGTCTGAAGCATATGGATGGTGGATCATTCCTTGGTAAGAAAGATCCCAAGCTACAGCGATTGATCAGTAAGTACTTCGAGTACACAATGGTAGTGAACAAGGCTGAGTTGGTACAGCAGAAAGGTTATCCGTTCTATCAGGAGGTGTCGTGTGACTATCGCGGACGTGTATACTATGCAGAGTCCTTTCTTGACTTCCAAGGAAGTGACATCTCAAGGAGTCTCTTCCTGTTTCACAACAAGAAGGTTGTTGATGCAAGAGGCTTTTACTGGACATGTGTCCATGCCGCCAGCTGCTACAACGAAAGCTTTATGGTTAACGCCATCCCAGAGTACCTTAAGACAGACTACAAGACCTACCTTAAGAAAGAGGGACTCGACACTATATCCTTAGACAAGATGACTCTGGATGATCGTTACAATTGGGTGTTAAGGAATGTCGATTTGATCCAAAAGGTATCACGCGAGAAGGTCATTTTGCCTGAGGCAGAGAAGCCATATAGCTTTCTAGCTTCATGTATGGAGATCTCAGGTTACCTGGATGCTAAAAGAAAAGGTATCCCATACTTATCAGGGTTCCCTGTACCTATCGACGGTAGTAACAATGGATGGCAGCATCTGGCTGCTATGTCGAAGGACAGGCAGGCAGGTACTCTTGTGTCACTGGTACCAACAATGATCCAGCAGGACTTCTACGTGGCAGTAGCAAAGGAACTCATCAGCTTGATGCCTAAATGGTTTGCAGCAAAGAAGATCCCTATGAAGCACATCCGTAAAGGTATTGCTAAACGTGGTGCCATGACCAGGGCATATTCAGCAGGACGTAATCGTATATCAAAGAACATGTACGAAGACTGTCATATGGAAGGTTTCACAACTAAGTATGGAATCACAAAGAATGACTGTGACAACTTATCTACTAATCTTATCGCAGCTATTAACAATGTTTGTAGCGGACCTCTTCAGACAACTAAGTACCTCCAAAAGATCGCCGAGCATGAGCTATCTGCAGGCCGTAATGTACTCAGTTGGCATACTCCATCGGGCTTCCCGGTTGTGTACAAAGCATTTCTTCAACACGAGAGGAAACAAAGGGGTACCATCAAGGGTATTGTCGGAAACAAAGATGGGAGGGTAATGCATGTTCTTAAAGTGGATGTTGTATCGCCAACGACCGGCGAAAAGGTACCTTGCCGAAGATCATTTGCCAGTGGTATCAGCCCTAATGTTGTTCATTCTTATGATGCTAGTCATATGGCTAACGCAATTGTGGGTTTTAACGGTTCTTTTGGTGCCGTACATGATAGTTTTTCTGTCCATGCTTCAGAGGTGGATTTTCTGCAGGAAGTAGTTAAAGGAACCTTCATCGCTCAGTATGATCAGCCAGACTTCTTTGATATCCTTCAGGATACTCTGATGCTGCATAAGGATACATTTACTTTTCCTAAACCTAAAACTGGAGATCTAGATCTAGAAGAAGTAAAAGACTCTCAGTACTTTTTCTGCTAACCAGTCGGTACCTAATAACCTAACAGAGAGAAAGAGAAAATGAATAGCTACCAAGAGATCATTGCAAAGAGTCGTTATGCCCGTTTCCTACCTGAACTACAGCGTAGGGAGAATTGGGATGAAACAGTAGACCGTTGGATTGGCTTTATGTCAGAGCATATGTCACCTAAGTTGTCCAAGGATCACAGGATCTGGACCACCCTACGTGACAAGATATATAACTTAGAGGTACTACCCTCAATGCGGTCTATTATGACTGCAGGAGAAGCACTTAACCGGACCAATGTAGCTGCATATAACTGTGCATATCTACCGATCGATCATCCACGAGCTTTTGATGAGGCTATGTACATCCTGCTGTGTGGTACGGGTGTAGGGTTCTCATGCGAGGCTAAGTACGTTGATAAGCTTGCGTATGTACCAACACTGGAACCAATAACTGAAGTGCTGGTAGTCGAGGACAGTAAAGAAGGGTGGTGTCATGCCTTCAAAGATCTCATTCGACATCTATACTCAGGTGACATTCCAACTTGGGATGTATCCAAGGTACGTCCTAAAGGAGCACCGCTAAAGACATTCGGTGGCAGGGCATCCGGACCAGAACCTCTTGTATCACTGTTTAAATATACAGTAGAGAAGTTCAGGGTAGCTCAGGGTCGTCAGCTTACTCCGATCGAATGCCATGATATCATGTGTAAGATTGGTGAGGTAGTTGTTGTTGGTGGTGTTCGTCGTTCCGCTATGATCTCGTTAGGTGACCTTGGTGACTACGACCATGCCACGGCTAAGAGTGGTGACTGGAGAACCCTACATGGTGAGCGAGAGTTATCAAACAATTCTGCTGTGTATGAGAAGAAACCATCTATCGGTACGTTCATGAAGGAATGGTTAGGTATTCACAACAGCTACAGTGGTGAACGAGGTATCTTCAATCGGGAAGCATCGCAGAAGCAAGCAAGTAAGTGGCTACGCCGGGATCCTAATATCGACTACGGTACTAACCCCTGCTCAGAGATCATCCTTCGTCCGAAGCAATTCTGTAATCTGTCCACCATTGTTGTTACCAAAGATGATAACTTCAAGACTATCTCCGACAAGATTGAGCTGGCAACAATCATTGGTACATTCCAGAGTACTCTGACTAAGTTCCCATACCTACGTCAGATCTGGACTAAGAATACCGAGGCAGAGCGTCTGTTAGGTGTATCTATGACTGGTATCTTCAGCAACTTTCTGTCTAATCAGCAGTTAGATCGACTACGGGAACATGCAAGGGACATTAACCTTGAGTGGGCAGTTAAGTTAGATATCACCCCATCAGCTGCCATCACTTGCGTCAAACCAGAAGGAACAGTAACACAATTAGCCGGAGCAGAAGCTAGTGGCCTACACCCAGGGCATGCCCCATTCTATATCCGTCGTGTAAGACAGGACAAAGGAGATCCACTAACACAATTCTTGATTAGTCAAGGTGTAGCTAATGAACCTTGTGTTATGAAACCAGATTCAAATGTCGTATTCTCTTTCCCTCAACGATGCTATGGTGTGACCCGTAAAGAGGTTACTGCCCTGGATCATCTCGAGATCTGGTTGAACTACCAACGTCATTACTGTGAACACAAACCATCCGTAACAATCAGTGTTAAGGATCATGAATGGATGGAGGTAGGTGCATGGGTATACAAACATTTTGATGAATGTACGGGTGTAAGTTTCTTACCGGATGATGGAGGCAGCTATCAGCAAGCCCCATATGAGGAGATCACTGAAGATGAATACTACAAGATGTCAATGCCTGTCATTGATTGGTCAATGTTTATTGAGGACAGGGATAATGTTGAGGGTGTACAATCCTTGGCTTGTGTCGCTGGCGTGTGTGCAATATGATGCGAATTCTTAAGTTCAATCGGGATGACTGTGCTCCATGTAATCACCTGCAATGGGTGCTGGAGAAGATTCTACCCGAGGAATACCCTGATGTGGAGATGTATAGTACTGATGTTGATAAGGAACCTGAATGTGTACCTGACTGGAATCTGAGAGGCGTACCAACTCTTATTGCTATTAAAGACGCTAAAGAGGTTGATCGCATGGTTGGTTTTATGAGTGAAAAGCAAGTCCGTAACTTTATTGAAAGAAATCTATGACGCAGTATATTGGAACAAAAGTAGTTAATGCAACCCCTATGACGAGGGGAGACTACAATGAGTACCGTGGTTGGGGTCTACCTATTGATGAGGTAGCTGGTGATGAAGGTTACATGGTAGAGTATCTGGACGGTGGTAAACCTAATATGCAAGAGCATAAAGGTTACATCTCATGGTCTCCAAAGGATGTCTTCGAGACTTCATATCGCTCTACTGATAAGGGTATGAGCTTTGGTGGTGCTATTGCTGCATTGAAGAATGGATTGAAGGTAGCCCGTAAAGGATGGAATGGTAAGGGTATGTGGTTGTGTCTAATCACAGGTGGCAAGAACGTTACTTTGCGTGACGATTCACCCTATGCACGACATACTGGTATGGAGTCATGCGAGATCCTGAGTCACATTGATATGTTCACTGTCAATGCAGAAGGTCGTCGGGCTATGCTACCCGGCTGGCTAGCATCACAGACTGACATGTTGTCTGAGGACTGGAGCGTGGTACTATGAGCAGCCCAGATACGAACACCAAAGCGAAGAGGGAACACGACGAGGCTCAAAAGAAGATGGCAGCGGACAGAGCAATGAAACGACAAGACTATAACCGTAAGGTTCGAAAGGATAAAGCAAATGAATAAGATGTCCCTAATCAGTGCGTTAGGTAAGCTATATGCTGATAACTTTGTCTTGTACTACAAGTCACATGTCTATCACTTTAATGTGGAAGGTGCTACTTTTGCACAGGACCACGGTCTACTGGAAGAACTCTACACATTCTTGTGGGAGTCCCACGATACTATCGGTGAGTTGATCCGGCAAGAGGATAAGCTTGTTACCGTCACACTCAAGTCAGTTCTCGAGATCACATCACTCAATGAAGCTAAGTCAACTAAGATTTCATCAGCTGTTATGTTTGGTGATCTGATTACAGACATTCAGGATGTACTTGACTGTGCTCAGTATGTGTACGACACAGCCGAGAATGAAGGATGCGGTGGTACGTCTACCGCTGTTGGAGACTATCTTAAGGCTCTGTCCAAGATCAATTGGAAGCTGAAAGCAACACTAGGAAAGAGCGTTAAATGAAATCATACAACATGCAAGCCCTACGAGGGCATGACTACTCAGATCACCAATTTAAGATTGATATGATGGAGACTGCGGATATGAATATCCCAGATCATCTACTATATACACCACAACTTAATCAGTACGTTATGGACGAGCAACATCGCCGTAATTGTCAGCAACTACAAGAAGTTGTTAACCCTGATACACAGAAGAATTACACACCTGAAGAGGCGCGACATGAAGCAAATCAGCTACGTGACGGTGCAAGAGCACGTCTAGCTGCAGCATCAAGTTGATGCAAAAATAAACCCCTATCGGAATAATCCGGTAGGGGTTTTTTATTTAGTTCATGAAGTACAAGCGCCCTTGTCGAGCATTTTCTTTTACCTTATCAAGCATTCGGAGACGAGCATGTTTGGCTCTATCTTCCCAAATCTTAATCTTAGACACTGAGTTTACAGTACCATTACGATTGTGTTGTTCTTCCAACCTAAACACTTGAAACTCACGAGCCAACATCAGCATCTTGCTAGATGGAATCATAATATTATCAGGTCTAGTATCACTCTTAGGCACATAACCATTTGCGGGGTTCATCATATATGCTCTAAACTTTTGTTGAGCAGGATATATACGCTTACCTTCTGCAATAGACTTATTGATATATCCCATCTCGCGATCAATGGTTAGTAGGGTACCTGAGTACTCCCCGTTAACACCAATATCAACATTCTTCTTTGCTGTGATCTCTTGGATAGCTTCGTGCTTTTGTTTCGCGAAGTCATCAATGATGGCCCCAACAAGATTCCATTCAAGTACCTTCGGTAAGATGATATTATTAGCAACGTGTAGTGTCTGTAGATAGCTGTCAGAGTTAAGCATCAGGTTATCGAAAACTGGTTGCATGAACAGCATTTCAGATGATTTCTTACCATTACCATTGATATAACGCATTGTTTCTGCAATCAATACTGACTCTCTATACTGACCCATGATAGGTCCAATCTGATTGATAGCAGCTGTACCTGGACCTGGAGTGTATGTACTAGGATTCCCCTCCATATCCTCAACAGTTTTGACTCTTGCAGGAGCCATAGGGTCTAACCTATTACGGGTGTGATTGATACGTTGTGTATTACCTTTATTATCGTTAATAATACTGTAATCACCAGTTTCTTTTGGCATCATACTACCCACACCAACCTGCTCACCCCAAAAACCTTTTGCCTTTGGTAGACGATTTAACATTTGAAGAGTAGCCACCATATGCTTTGGTGTATCCATCTGCAGCTTATCTACTACACCATCTAAAGTACGACCATAGATGTGATTCAGATCAGCCACCACTTCACTTTTACTACCGTAGTGTGGTAGTAATTGATTCAGGATATTTGGGTAAGCATTTAAGAACTTACGTGCAATATCAAAATGGAAGGATTTTGGTTTACCGTAGTCGGTGGTTAGCAGAACACCTTTACCAAAGGTATCGGATGCTGTTGAATCTTTCCTGTTGATAATGTCTCTCAACACTGACTGCCATGCTGCTAACCGCTCAGGTTGGTCCTGACTGATAGCTACACGAACACCAGCTTCGGCTGCATGCTGAATAAACAGCATACGAGGATTACCACCGGGTTGCGTATTCTGAAGCTCAGGGTCAACAACTTGCTCCCATAAGATACCTGTACGTTCGAGCACATCATCATTTGAACCATCAAATGCAAGGAACATACGCCCCGCTGAGTTCATATCAATTTCAAGAGTAGCTTGCGGAGTAAAAGCAATACCATTCTTCTTAGCATTCAGATAGTTATTAACATCTAGATATGCCTGGAGACGATAGCCCCAATTCTTCTTTGTGGAAGTCTTGATGAAGTCATTAAGTACCTTAATCTGCTCGGGCTTAAGTTGAGACAGATCAAGTTTCTTAAGATCCAGGTTGGTCTCTGAAATAGCTTTGCTTGATTGAGGGACAATACTAGCCAGAACACTACCAATATAACCAAACCTACGTAGAACTTCGGGGGTAACAAGAGCAGCTTGTTCAGCAATAACTAATGAGTCTGTAACACGACCAACAGTTGAGCCTATATCAAGAACTTTACCAATGGTAGCAAGCCAAGAAAATTCCCTCTGGCTATCCGTCAGCTTCATATTACCGGCACTAACCTGCTTCTGAATAGAACCAAAGATTTTACCTGCTGTCAAGCGTGTCATACCATTCATATGCCATGTATTTTCTGATACACTGATAGGCATACGAACACCACCAACTACGGCCCGAGTTTGTTTATCTCTCTGTACGTTAGCATCCTCAGTATCATTATACAACCTATGCACACTATAGTCTTCCCAGAATTGGGCAAACCTTGGGGCATTAGCTGCAACATTCTGGCCATAGTAGTTACTCAGCTTCAGCATTGTTGTGGCTTTAGCTAGGGATGCTGGTACACTGTCATCAGACTTGAAACCAACCAAAGCCTTTGTTGACTCAAGACCCTGTACAGGTGCTCCTACCATCGTCTTAGGATGAGGCGTACCCAACATTGAGTTAGTACTGTCAGGAGCAGGCTCACCTGCATATACTTCGTTAATAGCCTGATTAACTAGTACAGCACTGAAGAAAGTTCTAATAGCGTTAAACACTAAGGGAACTGATCCAGCAATTACAGCAGCTTCTTTAACTGCCTTAACAAGACTATATCCTACCTTTTTCTTATCACCCTGACGACTATTAGTTTGACCGCCAATATAGTCACCGGATGAGGTTACAGGAACAGTCTGACTACGACCACGTCCTTGTTCCACTACGTCTCGCGCCATCTGTTTAGATGCTTGGTAGAAGTCTTGTCCGGTAATAGGTGACAAGCGATATACAGATTGCCCATCAATCTTATCTTCAAGTAAATGTCCTGAGTTAACTAGTGCCTGACGTATCATAGCACCAACCACCTTAGCCGGTAGAGCGGGTGGAGGATTAACAAGGGCATTACCTTGTGCATCAAGATTCTTTCGGTTGTTAAGTTTAATAACATTATTACCGAGGATACCATCAATAGTCGATTGCTCAAGACCACCTTCAATAGCCATAGGTGGAGCCGAGGCAGCACTAGGATCGCTATCCAAATCACCCCAAGAACTGTATGAGGCAGTCTCAGAATCTTTAATCTCACCTGTAACAGTATCAGATGCACCACTAAGAATAGGTGCTACCAGGGAGAAGGCAGTTGTAGCCATTGTAGCTGTCTGAACAGTATCCAGACCAAAGGCCTGACCAATACTGGACAGGGCTGTCTGTACATAACGAGACTTGTCAGTACCATTAACTACAGTACCACCCTCAGTACCAATGTTATGAAGCTCAGTACCCAGATCCCTCGCCGCATTAACAATCTTACCACGCTCGGTGGGGACAATAACAGGTCGATTACCTTCTCGGGTTTCACGAGGGAAAGCAAGGGCTAGTTCTTCAGGAGTTCTCCAATCATATGATACTGCCTGTGCTCTACGTGCTTGCTCTTCAATATTAAACTGATTAGCTCGTTGTACTTCTTCTGGCGTCCTTGGTTGTCCATGCATATTA